CGCCTGCACGTACAGGGCCTGTCCGCCATCGCTCAGGTTGACGACGGTGCCAACGGCAAACGAGGGCGAGGTGTCGGTGTATTCAAGCGACACACCAATCATATTGCTTACAGAAATAGACATTTGTTTGCCCTCTTAGTCAATCAGCACGCCTTGGAACTGAGCGCCCGAGCAGGTCAAGTTACCCGCCCAGCCGATAAGTTTCACAATGGCGTCTTGGTTAACGGCCTGCCGCTCGCCGCCAATCGGCACAAAGTTACGATCTTTGTGCGGGCGGAAGTGCAGGTACTTGGTGTTCAAGAACCACATGTGGTTCGCGTTGCCAGCACCCGAATTGTAGGTGGAGGAACCGATACCACCGTCCAGCACGACGTCAGACGCCATACCGGCACCGTAATACTTGAGCGAGGCAAAGCCTGCGCCAGCCATGCCCGAGCCGGACTCGGTGATGCGCTGGATGGCTTGCAGCGACTGCAAGTAATAACGGTAGTAGTTGTTGTCAGCAACGATCAGGTCAGGCTTGTCGGTGCCACGAACGAGTTGGACGGCCAGAGCGTCCATGTAACCCTGAATCGTGGTGGACGACACAACGCCAGAACCGCTGACCGAGGCATCAAACACCTTCGACTGCCAGAACGACCACACGGCGCGGTTGATGCCGCCGTAGGTTCCGGTGGTCGGGTCATCCGGCACAGCCGCAGCAAGGCCCGTGAGGTTCTTGCCCGCGTTGCCGGTGCCATCGCCGTACAGGTCGCCCGAAATGCGGTTAGCAAGTTGGGCTTCCGCGACTTCCATGCGACCGTCAAGAAGGTCGATGATCGCCTCCTTGCCCGAGTTCTGGATCATCTCCAGACCCGAAATGGTCACGGCGGAAGCGTACTGCGTGATGGAGAACTGCGCCGACGAAATCGGGCTGTTCTGGCCGACGTTCAACACTTCGTATCCCGAATAGGAATTCGTGTTGTTGGTGGTCGGGTCGTTGTACATGATTTCTTGCAAAATCACGTTACCGCCCGAGAACGTCTTGACGTTCCCGCGCTCCTTGAGACGACGCAACAAAGCGTTGTTGTTCGTCACGTTGTCAGCGAGTTCACCGCTACGGCTCTGAATCGTGGTAGCAATGATGTCGCTGATACTTGAGTTGGCAAATGCCATTTTTATGCTCCTATATCAGTGGTTATAAGCGCGACTCGGATTCGGAAAATGCCTCCTCCAAGAGCGCACGACGGTTTGCTGCCTTGGGAGCCGTGTTTACGCCGGGTGTGGCGCTTCTGACACTCACCGCTGCTGCTCTGGCCGCTTTCGCAGCCTTGTTCTGCTCCTTGGCTTGTCGAGCGGCAACTTCAGCCTGTTGGGCCTTGTTGATTTGCTCAAACAAGTCAGGGTTCAGTCGAATAGCCTTTTCATATGCTTCGTCCAGCGTTTCGGCCATGCCACTCTGTAGGAGTTGGATCATGGTCGGGCGGGCTTCTTCAAAATGATCGGCCTTCATACTAAATTGGTTGATTTCACCCAGCAGTTGCTGGTTTTGCTGCATCTCCTGCTGCTGTTTCCAGCCCATTACCTCGCCGCGCACGTTGTTCAACTCGTTTTGGAGTTGCCATACGAGCGGGTCAACTTGCGCTTGCGGCTGCTGCTGTGGCGACTGGCCGCCCGTAGGCAATTGGATGCCGTAGGACTGCGCCAGTTGCATAAATAACTGCATCTTTTGCTGCGGCGGGGCGGTACGCAGCGTGTAGTCGGCTTGCATCAGGGCCGACACCGCCTTTTCGGGCGACAATCCCATGCCTTGAATAGTCGGCAGGTACGGCGCGATGGCTTCCTGCATCGTGTCGGCAAACTGCGCCTTGGAAAGCAGCGGTTCTACCCCTGCCCGCATCTGCGCAAACCGGCCCTGTGCGTCACGCCCATCAACCGGCTCGCCCTTTTCGGCTGCCTCTAACCCTTGCTCCAGCATCGCACGACGGTCTGTGACCTCTGCCTGTGGGGCTTCGTCTCGTTCTACTTGCTCGTCCATTAGCCTCTCCTGTGGGGATTGGTGAAATTAGCGTGCTGGCGCAGGTCGCGCAGTATGCGATCCGCTTGCTCATTGGTCAGGCGTGTGTTGACCATGTGCTTGATGCGCTCCAACCGGGTGTCTACCGGCGTTTCGCGCCTTCCGTGTTTGCTCGGGTCTTCGTTGCCGACCTCAATGCAGTTGTTTGCCTTGAGGTGGCGTCGGTGTTCCGAGCGGGAGGTAACCATCTTGCCGTCGATCATGCTTTTGTACGGCACGATGTCAGGCATGACGTAGTGATAACGCCCCTTAGCGTCTTTCTTACGCTCTACAAACTCGCCGTCAATGTAAATGTAGGTGCGTTTCATTGCTCAAACGGTGGCGTTGGCATTGTCTTACCCATCTGGGCAATAACCAGTTTGGTTTGTGCGTCAAGGTCAGCGCGGTAACGGTCAGCAGCCTGCTTTTGTTGCAGTTCGGCAGCCTTGAGGCGTGCCTCAAAGTCCATTTTCTGCTGCTCCATCGCCATCTTGGCTTGGTTCCGCATCTGCTCCATCTGCATCTCATGCTGCATCTTGGCTTGCGTAAGGGCAGATTCCATCTGCATCTTGCTTTGCTCCAACTGGCCCTTTTGCTGCATCTCGGCTTGCTTGCCTTGCTGCTCAGGGTTTTGCTGCTGCATGGCCGCCTGCTGCAATTGCTGCAACGTGGCGTCGATCTGACCCTCAATCGGACGGGCCGCCTTGAACGCCTGCATACCAAAGCGCAGCAGTTCCATCATCATCGGCACCATCTGCGGGCTGGCCTGACCAACCGGCAGGGCTTGAGCAAGGAACCCGCCAAATGCTTGCAAGAACTGCATACGGTCTTGCTTGTTCTGGTTTTCGTCAAGCATCACAAGACTGTCGGCAGCAATGTCCACGCGGAAGTTTCGCAGCGGTTTGTCCTTCAGCAATTCCAGCGCCTGCGGGATCAACTGTTGGTCGGCTGGCGTCATCTGCTGCGCGGCAGCGTAGGCAAGGATGGTCTGGGGCTGGTAATGCAGACACATTACCTGCGCCTTCAAACGGATCAGTTCCGACGCAAAAAGGGCAACGTCCTCTTGCATCGACCGCAGTCTCAATCCGGCGTATTGGCCTTTGATTTGCTGCGCGGTCGCGGTTTCGCTGGCGAACGAGGTGCCACGGATAATGTCCGAGATACCCGTGATTTCGTAGATTTGGGACTTGATGTCTTCCCGGGCGCGGTAGCACTGGATGAGGGCGTTGGCGAGGGTGTCGAGCGGAAGGAGGTCAATGCTGCCTTTAAGGCCGCCCTTCTCGCTAAAAGCCATCCACTTATCAACTGGAATAAGCGCATTGTTGTCGCCCTCGGTCATCAGTCGTTGCAGGGCAGGTTGGCTAGCGTCGTATACGCCACGCACGCGCAGCGCCTTCACCAATCCGTCAATGCGGTCGGACAGAATGTCCAACTCCATCGCCTGATCTTGGTACAGCAGGAAGTCCGGCACCGGCACAAGCGTGTCGCTGGTCGTCGTCGCGTAAAGCGGCTTCGGGCAGGGAAAAAACCCTTCAATCCCGAGCGGGTCATCGCGGACGTCGATCATCTGCGGCATACCCTTGCAGAACCAGTAGACCTTTTGGGTTTCCTTGTCCCACAGTTCACAAATCTTCGCACGGTTATACGTGCGCTTGGCCTCGTTATAGGCGTTCAGCGGCTCCGGCCCTTGGTCGAGGGGTATCTTGCGGGCCATTTCGTCGCCAAAGCGTTCTGCGAGCGCCTCACGGGTCATGTACACCCAGCGCCACACGCAGGTGACTTCTTCCCATGTGCGGGCTTGTGAGTGTCCGAAATCGCGCCAATGGATGTAATCCACCGGGGCGCACTCGTATTCGATCTGCTCAAGGTTCGGCGGCGCACCCTCACCCTGTTCGATGGCCGAGGTGATGGACACGCCATCATCCTCAATGCCAATGGGGGCAACGTGCGGCTCGTACCGCACCCACGCCGTACCGCGACCGCCGAGGAACCGATCCTCAACGTCGTACTTCATCGTCGAGCGGAAGTCGGGGTAATGCTCAATCTCAAAGTCGATGGCGCGTTCCAGCAACTGCGAGGCTACGCGGCCCACGGGGTCGTTATCGCCAAAGCGACGGCTGATGTCAGCCTTCGGCAGTTTGGCGTAAACGGCAGGGGTTAGCGTCTGGACGTTTGACCACAGAATGTTGAAACGGGCGGCTTCGTTGCCACCCTGCCCACGGCTGTCATCCCGGTACCGCTTAACGATCTTCTTGGTACGCGCCTGCCATTTGGCAAACTCGTTGTCATACTGACCGATAATTCGGAGGTACTTTTCCAGTTCTGGTTGCAGTATGCCGTCCATTATCGTCCCGTCCGTAAGGCTTCACGTTCATGCAAAAGGGTTGCTGCCGCGTCAGAAGCGCCGCGTGTTGCATATTTTCCTAAATGCTTGCCCGTGCGTTTGTAATACTCCAACGCTTGCCGCTCGGCTTCTTCCGCTGATGGCGGCAGTTTGCCTTCAACCACGGTCGGCAACACAACTTCTTTGCCGTCCTCGGTAATCCCCATGCTCCGAACGGTGCTAATACCGCCTTCGCCGGGTATGCGGTTCTGCACTTGCGGCAAGTTGCTTACATCAATGTTGCGCCCTTCAACAACGTAAGGCACGCCCATTGCCTGCCCTGCTTCCATTTGCTGAAGCAGCAGTTTTGCAAGTTTGCTGCGATTTGATGCCATTAGGCCGTGAAGAATCCGACAGCCATGACGGCAAGCCCTGCGCCGGTCGTGATCTTCCACGGGCCGCTGGCAGAGGCAGCGTTGATCTCAAGGCTGTAAACACCAACCGGGGTGTTCGCAGCCATCGTCAACACCGTTGTGCTGTTATCCAACACGCTTAACGTGCTGGTGCCAGTCGTCGTGACCGTCACCACAATGCGATGGAGGTAGTCGCCTACGGCACCTGTGCCACCAAGTACCTGTGCGGTCTGCGAGGCGGCCACCGTTTCATAGGGGTAACGATTCGGGCTGACAATGCTCATATCCGTGCTCTCCTGCTAACGGTACGGTCGTGAACCGACCACATATCGTTCAACGTGACTGTGTTTTCCGGCCCCACCATCAGCGGCTTGACCTCTGGCGCTGGGGGCTTGTCAGCGACTTCAGACCATGATACCGCAACCATACGGAAGGCGTCACTAGGGTGTGATGTCCAGTCGTGGCGCGGGGATTGCCGGTATGCCTTCTTGTCTTCGTCGTATTCGCGCTGGTACTGCCGCAGCGCCTCAATGCCATCACTGCACTTGGTTGCGTCAAACCACACCCGGGGCAGCATCATGCGTACCGCTTGGATGCCCGACTGCACGCCAATGTCGGGGACAACGGCCAGTTTGGCAATATCCAGTTGCGCGGCCAATTGCTCAATGATGCTCTTGCCAGTCTGTAGGCTCTTGGCCCGAGCGTCATGCGGTAGGTAGTGCTTGGCGTAACGGTAGGGCTTCTTCGTCACGACGTCCGCAATTGTGTGGATGTCCTCGCCCGAGACGGCATAGAAGTCGATCACGCGGATTTCGCCGCGGGTTACTTGGTAGAACCATATTGCCGTGTCGTCTCTCCACCCCAAGTCCCATGCGGTGTATACGGGCATACCGGGGTCATACGGCACGTTGGTGATGCGGCCTTGGTCGTTAGCCTCGCGCATTTCCTTACCAAAAAAAGCGCCGAGAATCGCAGCCTCAAAACTGCACTCGTATTCCTGTAGATACTGATCCTCGGCCAACTGCGCTTTGGCGGCTGCTAGTTCAGTCGCCGGTAATAACCCGCTGCTGGAGGCAGGCAAACGCAACAGGAACCATTCTTGCGGCAAGCGTTGTGCGGTGTCGTAGATTTCCCAGAACTGGTTTTTGCCCTTCGGTGTACCGCCGAAAACGCACCAACCCTGCTTGTCCGAGAGGGACGCTCTTAATACGTTACCGAATACGCTCGGCTTGAAGTCGCCGTACTCGTCAAGGTACAGCCCCGAAAAGCCTAACCCGCGCATGGCGTCAGCATTATCAGCACCGAACAAGCGAATCTGACTACCGTTGATTAGCGTGATGGTCAGTTCTTGTTCGTTGATGCTTTGGATGATTGGGTGTGCGCCGTCCTTGAAGTATTGCCATGCCACGGCCTTTGCCTGACTGCGATAGGGGGCAACGTAGCCAAATAGTCCATAAGGCTGCTGGTACATCGCAGCAGCGCGGATCATGTCGTTCACGGCGGCGACGGTCTTACCTGCGCGGCGGTGTGCGACGAGACAAGCCCAGCGTTTAGTGCGCTCATGGAACGGCATGAACGCCTTGCGTGGGCGGTAGGGGAGGATTATTCGGGAGCCATCCATCCGATCTGTACCTTGACCGGGCCGTTGTCCTTGCCTGTGATCTCTTGGCGAGCAAGTTTGGGAACGTGGTATTCCAGCAACGTGCTAAAGCACTCAAAGGCAGCCTGTGGCCCCTTCTCCGCAGCGATCTCGTCTAGCCACCCTTGGAGACGGTCTGCATTGCCGTCCACAAACGCTGCAATAGCCTCTCTGGCCGCCTGCGTGGACTTATTGGGCAATCCCTTGGGCCCCGCCTTGGCCTCGGCTGCCTGCGTCTAGGTATCGGATGCCGGGGATGCCCATGCGCTTCATCACTTCTGACGCTAAAGGAGAAGCCTCCATAAACATTGCTTGATCGCCAAGGTTCATTCGTTTTGCAAAATCAATAACTTTTGGTTTGCCTTGCTCTAGTCCTCTATAAATAGCCTTAAACAACGCCATGCCATTCGCGCCGCTTTCTCCAAATCCACCGTACTCCATATCTAATGCTTTTACGGCTTGTGCGAACTGACGAGGGCCATCATCGTTAGGACGTAAATATCCCAGTTCTTTCAAAATTGGAGTTGCAAGTTCGCGTTGCTCACTTAACGGCTTATCCCAATCCAGCATCCGATCTACCATTTCGTCGGGTAGGTCGGCGGTGTAAAAACTGCCTTTTGGCTTAATTGTTTGCAAAACTGGCCTTTCGCCAGCATCTAACAACTTTAATGCTTGTTTTGCTGAATCTGCAACAGACTTTGATCCGCCCGGTCTTGTTAATGCAGTTAAAGAATCACGAGCATTATCTATATTATTTGACTCTTCGCCTAACACGCGAGCAAGCAAATGATTAGGTATTGAAGAATCAAGCAACTGCCCATCAACGTAATCATCAGAGTGCGTTAAAGCAGTTTGGTAACTTTTCGCAACGCCCGGGCTTTCGGCAAGGTAAATGCCATGCCCATACGCCTGTGCGCCCTCACCTGTGCCGATTTTGCTGGCGTCAAATTCCTCAAAGCGGTGCGGGCTGCCGTGGTAAACGTCAATTTCGGCCATTGGCGGCTTGCCGCGCATCGGGCCGAGCATCTCGCCTACCACTTCGCCTGCGCCTAACGGGCCGCTCATGGCTTTGTCGGCGGTATAGCGCAATGCGTCAGCAAGTACGGACGGGTCGCGCACAATGCCTTTAACGCCCTCGTATGCGCCTTTAACCGTGCCTACGGG